AAAGTCAGGAATAATTCTATCTGCAAACAGTAACTGCTTACCTTCATCTAAATCAAAGTAGGCTGTTTCAATAAAGGAAGATAAAGGGTTTCCTTCACCAGTGTATATATCTTGTGGTTCATTGTTATATATGTACATGTCAGCCGTAGCAGAAGTCTTACCAGTTGTAATTGTATTACTATAAATATCTCTATCATTGTATGTTGTTACAATACCATCAGCAAATAAGTTGCCATACACCCAAGTACGTTCTTCTACGTTATAAATAACATAGGCATTAGGCTCAGTGCTATTAGCTGTGGGATATAGCCATATAATTTCTTTAAACTCTGAGTTAATTCCAGCATATACTTTTTCTTTTTGAGAACCATTAAAGTTACCAAATAACTGTCTTCTAATAGTACAAGGCATTACCTGTACACGACCGTCATACATATAAAAGTTATTCTCACCCATCCAAAAAGAAACACCGTCATAGTTAATGGCTGCATGTTGTCCAATCAAACCACAGTTAGAACCAACTTGTGTAAAGCTAAATATAAACGGAGGTCCTACAAACTGTTGAGTGTACATAGCCTTATCAGTCCAGATGTTAATAGCATTACGTGAACGTATAGCACCAATAATTCGTGCACCTTCTGTTAGGACAACCTCACCTGATGTATTGGTAATAGCTGGTGTCCACTCTGTAAAGTCTTCTTGGTCAGACCAACGTACCAACATAGGGTTTGCACCGCCACCTACAGATGTTGCAAACTCTCTAGCACCATAACAAATAACATGTCGATCATTAGGAGAAACAAGGAAGGTAGTAGCTGTAGGAGATGCAGTAACTTCAATTGCTCTTCCAGGAGCAGAGGAAGCACTAATGTCTAAATAAAATAATCTACCGCCACGACGTTGTGCTAGTAAATCCTCACCCCAAGTATCAAGTCCCCACATAGAAGCTAAGAATGTAAAGCCTCCCTCAGAAGCTGCCTCATTCCAGGCTCTAGCTCCTGACACTGAAACACCTGCATTATATACACCTGCACCATAACCCAAACCTTGAATAGAGTCTGACTTTTCACTAGGTAATAAAAATAACATAGAGCCTGTAGTACCTGCATCAGTGCTATTAGAAGCTGCAGAGGTAGCAACAGAAACATAGAAGTGACTCACACCACTTACACTTGTAACTGCACGTACACCGTTAATGTCAATGTTACCACCAATAGTGTCTACACTAGTAAATACAATACGATCAGCAACCTGAACAGTTGTGTTTGTTACACTTACCTTTACTTCTGCTTTTGTAGTAAATGTTTGAAAGTTACCTGCTACAGATACAATAGAGACAACAGGTGTGCTGTCATATAATGTTTCATTTTGAACTGTATATAAATTTGTATTAGTACCTATAGCTATGTAAGGTCTTGTTTGATTGTCTGTCCAAGTAATAGTTTCTCTGGGAAAACCACTAATAACATCAGTAGAAAACTTTTCATATCCTCTAATGTTTTCTGGTTTACCTTCACGAAAACGAACACGATTGCCATCAAACCACTTGCCTTCTTCAGCATACTGGGTTGACTCTCTATTAAAACCAGGAACGAAATCTAGTTTAATAAGTCTAGCATCGGTTGAGGACATTAATTATTTCCTTTTAATGTTTCTACTTCTTCTTTAAGATGTTTAACTGCTTCAATTAAATAACCAATTACATGGGAGTAAGCTACAGCTTTGTACCCTTCTTCGTCTGTAGTAACTAACTCAGGTGCAACTAGCTCTAGCTCTTGAGCAATAACACCAGAGTCATTAACAGAATTTCTTTCAAATGAAACACCTCTCATATCAAAAGCTTTAGTTCCATCTAGTGTTTGAATATTACTTTTGTATCTTTCATCTGAGCCTTCAGTAATAGTACCACTTACATTTAAATCACCTCCAATAGAAGTAGTGGCTCTTAATGAAATAGGTCTAACACCTGTGGCAAGATACTGAAACCATGTAACGGTAGTTCCTGAGTCAAGTGCTCTAAAAAATATTTGTGATGATTCATTACCAGCAACTATACCACTAGAATTAGTTTCAATGTTACCATATCTTTTACGTGTTCCTGCATTGTTATTTAAATCCATAGTAAACTGAACTTCATCAGTATTAGAAGGAGAAGCAGAGTCTTTATAAAAAGAAATGTAATTATCAGTTGATCCAGCATCTGTAGTAATAATATCAAGACTGTGTCCAGAATTTCCTGTTACACTTACTATACCTGTTTTTAATACAGAAACAGTAGCAGTTGTTGCTACAAGATTTGTAATTGTAGCCGATGCTGCAGTTATATTAGTGGAACTTGTATTTACTGCACTAATACCACTTGCCTTAATATCACCATTAGCATCAAAACCTGCTGCACTTACTATACCAGTAAACTGACCAGTAGTTGCTACTACAGCACTTGTGTTTACCCTAGATGTAGCACTAACAACAACACCCTTAACATTACCTGTAGCAGACAAAGTAGTTGTTCTTATTGTAGTAGCACTTACAGTAACTGCTTCTATAGCTGATGTGGTAATTTTTTCTACACCAGTAATAGTAGCTCCTGCTGTAATAACTATTGAATTAATCGTAGCTCCATTAGAAACTACAGCACTCGTTGCTATTATTCTGCTTCCTCTAACATCACCAGTAACAGAGACAGAGCCTCCAGTAAATCTGGTTGCATTAATGCTGGTAACAGCAACTATGTTTGTTGCAGTTAAAGTAGGAGTAAATATTCTAGTTGATGCACTAACAGTTTCACACCTAATATCAGTAGCAGAAAGAGTAGCTGATGTAAAGAAATTAGCTGCTCTTACGTTGCCAGAAAAGTTACCACTAGTAGCTGATATAGCACCTCCTGCTGATTCTAATATCTTTACAATAGAACCATCTGTTGCTGCCATCATACTTGTACCTTGGTCAGTAACAGTAACAAGTGTACCACCTGCAGGTTTTAGTAATACTTTAAAGTTTTCAGTTGTATCATTAGTTACAAAGTAAATCTTTTCTTCAGCAGGGATTGTAACTGTAGTGTCAGCAGATAGTGCACCAGTAAACCGTAAGCCCATGTTACGAGCTTGATTAGAAGCACCTACAGTATCTGTTAGTGTCGTTGCCCCACCCGATATATCAATTGCTTCATATCCAGCAGTGGCTTCATCTACAAGATCAATAACATTGGTGTTAAGCCGTAGCCCCCAAGTGTTAGCATTCTCTCCATCAGCTTGTTTTTCTAAACCAATTCGTGTTGTATATGTACTTGCCATGTTCTAACTTCCTATCTGTATTGAATATTTTTCTTATTATACACTATTCTTTTGTTTTACCCAATAGTCCCTGTATTGTGGGGGTTTCGTATATACGTATTAATACCCAAACTAATGAGGCCAAAGCAGTGGCTTCAGGTAAAAAGTCAAAGACTGCACCTACAGTTATACCACCTGCACTAATATCAATTACTGTTTTAACCTCGTTATCCATCATGTTACTCCTGTGCTTCTAAATAAGTTGTATAGGCTGAGACAATTGCAGATGTATGTACTGCTTGACATACTGCCTGTACCTCTGAATCTTCCGAACTGTAATCACTACCAGCCGATATAACATGACGGTTATGTGTACGTGACAGCTCTACATCATCTTCTTTTACTACAACAGCAGTACGAACCTGTACAGCTTTGTATGTTCCAACAACCTCGATTTTATCTATAATAGTTTCTTTAGTTAATGCCACTTGTTTTCTCCTTTAGGTTGTAAAATAAGTTAATGTAAATGTGTGGATGTCAGTGCTACCGCTATTAATGTCTTGAACGGTTACAATCGAATCCGTTACTCCAGCTCCAGTTGTACTGAGATACGCCCGTGAAGCACTATCTGTCACCAGTGGTGCAACGGCAGTTCTACCTGCGGTAAAGTCAAGGTTATCTGTAATAACAGAGCCCACAGACCTACCAGTTAGGCTTGCCGAAAAGGGAAGTGAAAGGTAAGCAATATTAGTCCCAGTCATACCTGCTGTGTTTATATTGTTTAAGGCATCAAATCTAACAGTTACCTGATTACCAATTTTAGTATAGTACCCAGTTCTAGTAGTTGCAGATGCGTTGCCGCCAGAACTGGCATCAAATAGTTGAACTGTGTAACTGCCTTCTTCGTAGTCATTCAGCAGATTAGCCCCCACAGTGCCGCCTAAGTAGACACCGCCTGATAGGTAGAGGTCTTTGTATCTTTCTGAACTGCGCCCCAAATCAACCGTGTTATCTGAAATTGCACCATTGTTTTTTGGTAAAATTACATTACCCGCAAACAGAAGCCCTGTTTTATTGATAGTATCAATGCTTAAATTACCAGAATCAGTCCCAATATTACCTACAACAGAATTGTCCTTCCTAAATTGCTGAATTATGCCGTCTGAGGTCTCACGGTTAAGTATTGCTACAGTGTCACCATCGTTAGTTGACCGTTGTTGGCCGTTAGACATAAAGGCATGACCCGCAGTAGCTGTAAGAACATCAGTCTTACCCACCAACAGGTTGCCTGATAAGTCGATGCGCATAGCTTCTGTTTCTTGCCCTGTGTAGATTCTAAGCTCTGCCGAACCAGTATTGCCTGATGCGTAAGCTCTGATAGAGGCGTTTATACCTGTGTAGGTCTCGTTTGCTTCCCAGTTAATACCACCTAGCGGCTGGCCTGTCACCAGAGTAGTATCTGTATTATTAAATGTAAGATACCTTGCGCCTGACGGGTCGATGTTAACTCCTGCAAACTCTAGTGTTATGTCCCCTGAACTAACAAGCCCATCCATCGTGGTTGTGCCAGTAACGTCTATGCCTGTGGGACTAACGACTAATGGTGTACTGTCTAAAGAGCTTGCATTGGATAATCTAAAGTTAATGTTCTGACCAACAACACTATGGTCAATGTATGTCGCACCTGTTGGCTTAAAGCGAATATAGTTATTGGCGTATTCAGTGTCATTAGCACCAACCTTGAGCAAGCCTGAAGTGTTTACATCACCAGTAACATCTATGCCTGTGGCTGTGGTGGCTAGTTTTTTAATACCATTGTGATATAAATCGACACTCCCACCGCCAGTAAAAACAGCCATTGGAAAATTTGTACTTGTTTCTCGAATGTTTACACTTGCTGAACCGTCTATATAAAGACTTCCTGTGCCTGTGTCTTGAATAAAGCTATTGTTAGCATTGTGATAAATCTGTAGGTCAGACCCAGCACCAAAGATAGCCTTGCCATTGTCATCAAAAGTAGCATTGCCAGTAACATCTATGCCTGTGGTTGTGGTGGCTAGTTTGACTGCATTTGATTTATATAGCTGAACCGCACCCGTCGATGGGTCATAGTCAATCGCATTTGCTGTTCCAGCGGCGTTCTGCAATTTAAAAGTGTTGGCTTGAATTAGTAAGTCACCAGTACCGTTGTCAGTGATATAGCTATTAGACCCATCATGATAAATCTGTAGGTCATTACTAGCACCAAACGTAGCCTTGACGTTATCAGCAAAGTTTAAATCTTCATCAGAGGCTGACCATACAAGTTTTGCAGTTGTGCCTGTATCTTCGTAAAAGCTGATGTCACCGTTACCACTAATTTTTATAGCTACTTGATCTGTGGAGGACGTCTGGTCATTGTTGATGACAAACTCATAATCACCTTCGGATTGAGCAGAAGCACTTTGTATGATTAGTTTATCTGAGCCAGCTCCAACAGCACTATCGTCATCAAGTATTAGTTTAGGCTGAAAGGATTTGATTGTTATTGTTGCAGTGTCGTCATCCACAATCAAATCATCACTGGTCAAAGTACCCGTTATGTCTACGCCTGTGGAGGTGGTAGCTAGTTTCTCTGAGTTGTCATAGTAAAGAGTCGCAGTATTGTCTTGTGCGCCAAATACCATTGACTCAGTGCCAGCGGCATTCATAATCTGAAATTGGCTTGCAAGTATTCTCAGCTGACCAGTGCCTTGGTCACTAATGTAACTGTGGCTACCATCATGATAAAGCTGTAAGTCAGAGCCAGCACCAAAGATGGCCTTATCGTTATCACCAAAGTTAAGATCACCAGTTAATGTTCCACCTGCTAGAGGTAAATAATTGCTAATGCTAGTAGCAACAGTAGCTGACAAAGCTGCAATCCTACTTTCTAGTGTAGCAGATAGAGCAACAATGGTAGAGGCATTAGCTGTAATACTTGTTTTGTTAGTAGCAGTAAGCACAGACACTGCTGCAATTCTAGTTTCTAAGGTAGCAGACAAAGCTACTACGGCAGAGGCATTGGCTGCAATACTTGTTTGATTAACTACGGTAAGGGCTGACACAGCAGCAATACGTGTATCTGAAGCAATACCAGTTAGATTAGAACCGTCACCATAGTAAGCAGTTGCAGTTACATTATTAGTAACCGTTAGATTACCAGTACGTAAACTACTTACACTTACATCTTGAAATGTTAGTGTCTCAGCCGTAAGGGTATCAGTTGTAATATTAGTAACAGAAACAGTAGAGCCTCTGATAGTGGTTGCACTTATTAGTGCTGTCTCAATAGAACCAACAGTAAAGGCATTACCAATATTAAGACTACCAGCAATGCTAACATTACCAGTAAAGGCTGCCGAAGTTTCTGATATTTTTAATGAGGAGTTGTTTCCTGAGCCATCCTGAATAGCACGTAGTGTACCGTCTAATCCTTCGTTAGTGGCACTTGAGGCTATCTGTAAAAGATCCTTATATGTGTTAGCAATTAACTTGCCTGTTAAGTCACCCATTTAAACAGTACTCCATTTCTTATCTACAAGTTCCCACTGATATATAGTAGTGTAAACTTCTGTTGCATCTTCCCACTTAATGTTCCTATCAATATTAGGATCAGGTCGTGCATTCATTAAGTATTGACTATTATCTCTAAGGTTAGGAGTTTTGTTCTGTGCATGATTTACTCTATCATATGACCCATCCCAATCATTAGGACAGACCCACAAATCAAAACTGTTCTTACGTAATAAAGTACGTTTATATGCAAAACCACATATGTCACACTCTGCTCTTACGTGTTTACCTCTAGCCATCTAAATCCCTATAACGGTGGTAGCCAAGAAGACACAGGTACTGCAGATACAAGTATAGGTCTTAGTGGTCTAGCATCTTGAATATTCTCGTCGTCTGAAACATTAGCAATTCTATTCTGTGGGTGGTTAACTAAATCAAAGTTTGCCTCAAAGTCCATAGGGCATACCATCATTCCGTAGCTGTTCTTTTTTAATTCACGAAGCCTGTAACGGAAACCACAAATATCACAAAGTCCTAATGCTCTATTTGCCATTACACATAGTTCAATCTAGGACGTATTAACAAGTTAGCACGTTCTTTATCTTCTTCCTGAGCACGTAGCAGTCGTTCCTCATACTCTTGTTTAATCATTTGGATACGTCCTGCCTCTACTCCAGGTCGTTTCATTGACATGAAGTATGCAGTACCAGCAGTTAAACAAGGAAGGAAACGACGGGAGATGTCTGCTGTTTGGGCAGACCTTGTCACGTCTTGGAAGTATTTAACAGTTTCAAAGGTAATTGAATCTGTGCTGTTCTCAGGGATAGGCCACAGATACACAACAGATTGGTCACGTTCACGACGTACAGCATACTGAGTAGGACGACCTGTCTGTCCCTTACGAGGAACCTTTAGATATTCCTCCATACTAATTCGTTGTAGTTGTAGATCAATACCATTACGTTTAACTACAGCTTCTAATACATCAATGTTCTCAGAACCCAATGTATAACTAGTAACACTAGTAGTTACGGTAACAGCAGTAGTAGAAATAGTCCATAGCTGAATGCCACGGTTTTGCCAGTCCTGTAGTAATAAGTTAATTGATCGACGGGCTGACTTACCCTCTTCACCTAGTGTGGCTTCACCACCGATCATCTCCATAGCTTCTTGAATAATTTCATCAATGTCCATGGAGAAGTTATATGTTCCAGATGTAGCCATAATTTAATTCCTTTAAAATATTATCTTGTATTTTTTCTTACGAGGCTTTAACCAAAAGTATACGTCAATCACGGCCTACGTGCCCTTTTCTTTCGGGAAGCAAGTGTAGCTCTTTGACTAGAACCTCTTGGATTATCGTAGCCAATTAACTTATTACGTTTAATAGATCCCCTACCTTTCATGCCTGGTTTGCTAACCTGCTTCCCAACTGATGCTCTACTTACCATTATTGTATGCTCACTATTCCAAATATCGAAGCTATAATTAAACCTACAACTGAAACAGCAATGACACCTATTAGCATTGCCTGTTGTACTTCTTCAGCTTTTATCTTAGCTAATCGTCTACGTTCTGCTTCTGCTTCCTTTTCTTCCTGTAATCTTCTAGCACGTTCGTTAAGTATCTCTTGCCATGTACTAGAACCAAATCGAAGGTTAACAAGGTTTCGTATTTCAGCCATTTGTTCTGCAGCTAGTTTAGCATCTATAACTGAATTAGCTGCTGACTTATGTTGGGACATGACACTTCCACTAGAAAATCTGTCCTTCTGTACTTGCTGCTCCCCATTTAGTAGGCCATCTATTGCCCCTGAAATTTCTCCTATGTCTTTAACTGTCTCGATGTGTGTCTTAATAAACTCAACAGATTGTTTAACCAGTGCTATCCCTGCTAATGCAGTAGATATTGGTTCCATAAGTTATGTTCCTCTCTCTATTATAACTCATTATTTCTTTTTACCCAACCCAAACTTTTGCTTTTGAGACTTAGGTGGAGCCTTCTTACTTCCACCTGAACCTGCCCAAAATACTTTATCTGCCCAGTATGCAGCAGATGTCTTACCTTTGGCTATATTCTTACCATGTCTTGCCTTAAAACTTTTACGTGCTTCAGGACTATAGTTGTGCCCCATACTTTGAGCACCAAATCTAATAACCTTTACCTTCTCTCCATCCTTAACGGCTACAACAGCTTTCTTAGTTGGATGATTAGGTGTACGTTTAGGCGTATTTAGACTTGTTAGTCCTACTTTTTTTAGTCGGTTTTTTTGTGCTTCTGTTAGAGACACTTGTAACTCCTTTATCTCTGTATGGTTTAACTTTCTTAGCTATAGATTTAGGTTGCTTAACAAACTGTTTTCCTTGTTTAGTTCCTTTTCTTTTTGCTGCCGTAGTAGCTGCATATTCTGACGGGGTGAGTGCCTCAATAGCTTTTTTTGGTAAGTACCTTTCCCCTGTTTCCGATGACTTCTTGCCACTCTTAGTTTTCCATTTCTGCTTTGTCCAGGCTTTTAGAGACTTCTGAGACTTTGCTAATGTCATTACGTATAGCCTCCACCTTTTTTCTTGTATTCCGATGCAAGTAGTTGTGCCTTTCTTGCAGACCACTGACCTGCTGAACCACCTTTTGTTCCTGCTTTAATTTTATTAAAGAGGTTCTTCCGCATGGTGGGCTTCGTGTAATTCCCAGCCTCATTTACTTTACTTCCTTTTTGTTTATAAACAATCTTACCACCACCAGCTAGGGAAACTCCCTTGCCTAGTTTATTAAAGTCAGCCTTAGTAATCTTATCACGTGGTTCCGCAACACGTGCTAACTTCTTTTGTTTAGGAGAGTATTTACCAAAAGGCATATTACATTTTTCCCTTTACAGTACCACCTTCTTTATAACGTAGTACAATGTTATTAGGGCCAGTGTCAACTTCTTTTTTAACTTGACGAGCCTTACCAAAACCTTTAACTTGACGACCTACCTTGCCACCTTCCATAAGAGCTTTAGTGCCTAGTCTACCACCAGCTTTTTTTCTAGTGTTAGGAGGAAGACTATCTAAATACTCTTTAGCCTTTTTCATTCGTTCTTTTTTTTCAGCAGCTTCTATCTTAGAGTTTCTTTGTGCAATTTCTTCTACAGTAAGAGGATATAATCTTTTATCTCTTTTTTCAAAGGCTTTATCAAATAACTCCTTATCACGTTTAGATGGCATATTATCTACCTCCCATTGCTTTACCGTAACCACTGGTAGCACAGCCTACACCTTTAGGCTTACTACTTTTAGACTTACTTCCCATTGAACCACCTTCTTTTCTATTAACCGTTTTGCCACCGTACCTTTCTATTTTTTCTTTAAGTGTTTGTTGTCGTTTACTTTTTGGTGGGTTTGTAGTTGTTTTAATTTTTTTCTTAGGTGCTAATTGTCCACCTTCTTTTTTCTTAACCATTTTGCCACCGTACATTTTAGATGTAGACTTAGCTTTACGTGCAGCTTCTTCTTCTTTGGTACGTGTGTGATAAGGCTCACCTTTAAACATAAATTGTTTCTTACCAGCTTTACGTGCTGCAGCAAAAGCTTTACCAAATTCTGACATACCTTTTTTACTAGTTGTATCTTTAGTTTTAGGAAAAGCAACACCTTCCTTACCACGTCCAGATGCTTTCATAACATCGGTAGGGCTTTGTTTTTTTGTTACTGCATCTAGTCCTGTAGGTTTCTTTGGAGGTCCAAGAGGTTTGTCAGCCATTTTACGAGGGAAATCCATCACACCTACACCTGTAACACGACGACGAGTCATAGGCTTACCATCTACCGTATAATCAGTAATAGTATTTCCTCGTGGTCCTTTACGTTCCCGTGTAGTTTTATACTCAGGTTTTTTCATTAAATCTTTTAGTGTTTCTGCTACATTCCTTTTCTTTCGTGTTGATGTAGCTTTACGTGTATCTGAACGAGCCATGTTACGATCCTCCGTTAATTGTGTTGTCTCCTCCAGCAGGAGAAGCATTAAGTTGCATGTCATCCCGACGTGTACGTCGAGCTTGGTTTTGAAGACCCTGCAAAGCTCTATCATATTGTTGTTGATAAACTTGGGTAACAGAGAAGTTCTTCATAAAGTTTGTGGCTTCAATCATTGAGGCATAAAATAAAGCATCATAACAAAAGTCACTAAAGTAGTTTGTTTGTGAAGCACTACTTAAAGCTTCAGGTCTAGCTGTGTATACAAGTTCCCCACTATAAGTAGCACTTGCAGTAGGAGCAAACAAAAGGTTCGTGTTTGTTTTTCTAGCATAATACTTTGGGGTTCCAGTTGAGGCACTTACAGGCCAGTAATCATTTATAAATTCATCGGTACGTTGTAATAAGTTTATCTTAGTTCCACTGTCTTCAATAAAGAGATTCTTAATAATACGTGTTCCAACAGGTAATACAAATACATTCGTTGTAGCAGACAGTGCAACTGCAGTAGTCTGTACCAAGCCATAGTCATCCAGATCTTTGGTCAGTCGTTCCTCAGCACGATTAACAAAGTCAGGTATAGCTGTTGCAAACTCAGAGCTATCATTCTCTGTAGTTCGTATGATGTCATTAACTAGGTAAGTATAATTAGCCATAATAAATTGTCATTGTCCCACCACTAGGTAAAGCAGAAACTTTAACAGTACCTGACATACGAATACCTAGATTATCATTAAAGAATTGTTCAGTAGCATCGTTGGCAGTTGTGTTAGCAAACTTTACTTTATTACCAGTAACCTGACCAAATGGATCAGTTGAAGTACCAACTAAAGCAAACACACCAATACCAGTAGCATAAATACCACGAATACGTGTGTCCTTTAGGATAGATCCTGTAGTTAGGTCAGTGGCTGTAGTAGCCGTTGCCATGTATGAAACTCTTACGTTAGACATATATTTCTCCTATTAAAAACATCGTTGGGTATATTATACTAAAAAAGGGTGTAGGATACAACTCCCACACCCTTTAAAGTTTACGAATAAACTAGTACTACTTATGCACCAGCATTCCCGTAGAAGCCTCTCCAATCGGAGAAACCGAAGCTATACCGTTCACGTGCTTTGAAACGTAGGTTACCTGTGTCAAAGTCTGGCTCCATTTTAGTTTGGAGTGGTGAACGTACAAACATTTTTGCACCATTCGGACAATCGGTTTTTAGGAACCAAGCATTCGTATCGGTGAAACGACGGTTAACAAAGTAACCTTTAGGCAACAAGCCTTGGTTACGAATTGAGTTAATGTCGTTTACGTTTGTTGCACCATTCGTTGCAGTACCTGGGTTGACTGCAATAGTGGTTGACAATGTGCTGTTCAAGATTTGGTCAGCAACAAACACTAGGTCAGATGGGATGTGCAAGCTTACAGCTTTTGTACCCGTTAGGATACCACGGTCATCTTTTTGTTTGTTGATTACAATCAAGCCAGCTTCCAACGAAGCTTCAGAAAGGTCAGCAGCCGAGAATAGGTTGCTTTGGTTTCCGTCACCAATTGTAGGGTGTGAGGCAGAAAAGAAAGCTGCTCCGTCACCACCTGCATATGATGTGCTAAAGCCGTTGTTGAATACATCAGCAGCTTTAACTTGCTTTGTGTTTGCCATTGCACGAGCCAAGCCTTTGGCACGTAGTTTAGCAAAAGTGTCATATAGATTGTCTTCCATTGCTTCTTCTGTGATAGCAAAACCAAGAGCTACAGTTTCGTGTGTGTAACGAGCTGTGTAGCTTTCTTGTGCATCATCATAAGAAACGGCTGCTCCTTCACCCTTTACAGGTGCAGAACCAAAGCCTGTGAAAAGAACTTCTTCTTCAAAAGCACGATCACTATTCTCTGTTGCAAATAGTGGTGCATGTTCGTTGTCAACTTCTCCATACTCAAGACCGAAGACGGCATTGAGGCCAGGGAGAAGCTCTTTAGATATACTTGCTCTATTAATAGCCATTGTTAATTATCTCCCTTAGTTAGTTACCGTAACTGGTGTAGAAACCAATACGTTAATGAAGTTTTGTTGATTTGTTGTTCCCATCTGTACTTCCAGACGTGTGTAAGGATCACCTACGGCATTCCCTGGTTCGTCTACAACACCGATGACACGGAACAGACCAGCAGCAGAAGTACCAACACTACCTGCAGTTGTCAGAGCCGTAATAGTCGAACGACCTGTGAAGGTTGAACCAGCAGCAATGTTAGTAGCTGCTACGTTTTTACCTACAATACCTGCAGCTACAGTTGTGTCTGAGCTGATGATGTATGTTTGTTGTGGGTTATCATTCACAAGACCAACGATATTCGTTGCTGATACACCTGAATAATAAGCTTTAAATTTTTGCTCCCCGTTTTCTACATAACTACAACCTTGGAAAGTACCAATTGGCATCTCAGTAGAAGTGACAAGTGGAACCAATGAACCACCTGATAACCGAACTGGTGTACCTGTGTACATTGCACCTGCACCAGAAGCAACAGGATAAGAAGTTAAACCGTTGCTGTTTGGTTGGTTGCCACGAATACGGGAAGGAGTGATTCCAGTAATTAGAGTCTGAGTCATTTTAAGTCTCCTTCAAAAAAGTTTAAGATTTAACCAAGGAAGTAAGTTGTACAGTATCTAGTCGAAACTAGGTGCACGTCCCTTGGTTACGTTTGTTTTACTTGAATTTCGAATTGGCATACGACGGTCACTTGCATTCTCCAATTGGGAGTTAACAGCATGTACCATTTCTGCACTTGCATTTTCGAAATATTTTTGTCGTGCATTGGCCCGTCCGATTGGCATTTTTGCAAGTGCCAAATCTCCACGACATACAGTACCCTTATAACGTCCCTCTTCTTGAATCATAGAGGTATGTGCTAGTTCGGGTACTTCCTCAAGAGTTACAAATTCCCAACCTTCACTTAGACGTTTACCAACATTAGTATAATCGTCTTTACCTTTTAGGGATGTACGAATCCAACGAAGTTGTAATCCACTATCTGCAAACCTATTGCTTACATTCTGTGGTATTTCTAAAAGATTTGGTTCAGTATAAACGTATTCTGTTTCTCTTGTTTCCAGTTCACGAGTCTGATTTTCACGTGTATTGTTTCGTGCCATTATGTATTTTCCTTTCGTCTAACCGACTGTAGTATATTCACCTTCATTAACTCGTTCAATCTTGAGTTTTTCGGCTGCATACTGTTCAAGTGTAATGCCCCATTTTTGTGCTAACCTAACGTCTTCTTGACTTAGTTTAACTTTCTTTCCTGATGAGGCTTTTGGAGCTGACGATGCTCCAGCTACCACTTGAGAAGGCTGTGACGTAGCCTTCGAACGGGGGGTTTGTCCAACTGGAGCAGATGCTCCGTCAAACTTAGTTGGAAATGTTTGAGCTAACCTCTTATCTATTTCCAAATAAAAGTCGTCTTCACGTGGGTCAAAGCCTTCGTCTTTAAGTTGAGCATCAATAGCCAATGCTGCATTAGTTAAGACGGGGTCACTATTGAACCACTCATTCTTAGATGCCCACTGATAAGCTTTAAGGTCGTAACCTTGGTACGTCTCAGGTTCTTGTGCAGCCTGTGCTTGTGCCTGTGTTTCTACCTGCTGTTGTTGTGCAGGAGTTAAGGCTTCAAACTGCCGTTTAGCATCTTGTATTCTAGTAGAATCTAGCTGTGCATTATTGAGATACTCTTGTGCCTTGAGGATTAAATCTGAGTCCCCACTGTCGATGGCACGTTTGTAAGAATCCCTTGCAACCGCAAGACGTTCAACAATCTGTGCTTCAGAATTAGCTAGGTTAGTGCCTACTGCACCCCTATACTCTTCCTGTTGTTGTTGCAGAGCAACTTGCATCTGCTTGTTCTGCTCCAACAGTTTAGTAATTTCTTCTTCACGTTCTTTCTTTTGTTTTACTAACTGTCGTATTCGTTTCTGTGCACCTGAAGTTTCAACACCTTCTAGTGCTTGTTCCTCTTCTGCTTTTTCTTCTTTTTCTTCTGTATCTTCTGTATCTTCTGGTTCTGCTTCTACAACAGGCTGCTCTACTTTTTCTTCTACTTCAATTTCTGGAGCTGCTGTTGTTGTGTCTTCTTCACCTTCGATCTCAAATTCAACTACTTCCTTTTCTTCACCTGTAATGGTTTCCCATTCATCTGCCATGTTATTCTCCTATTTTACGTCTACTGCGAAGTTCGACGAATTACGCATTCGATGCCTATATTATACAATATAGATTTTTATTATACAACTCAGTGTGATAAATTATATGTAGGATCTAAATCCTTAGAATCTTCTACTACCATTTTAATGTCATCGTCAAAAATAAGTAGTAGTGTAATTCCTTTATAAAAGAACTTATGTCCAGTATGTTTACCGTAACAGACAAAGTCACCTTCTTTACACCAAGCCCTTCCTTTAAACTTGCTATCAGCATAGGCTAAGTCACCAACTGACAACACACGTCCTACCGTTGTAAGGTAAGCCATGTCATCTTTAACTGAGTCTGGTAGAATTAATCCACCCTTTGTTTCTGATTTAATTGAAACAGGTCGTACTAAAATATTATATCCAGGAATCTTTGGTAGAACCTCTGGATCTGGAATGTCTTCATTAGTAATCCAGTCGTCATTCTTACGTGCACTTGATATTGCTTGCATATTTAATCCTCATCAATGTATTTACTTAGACTATCTTTGATTAGTCCGATTGATATTTCGATTCCTGCAATCCTACCTACTGCTTCTCTGTAGCTATGATAGTCTGAACAGTTCCCATATGCAAGGGAATTTTTAATATTTTCTATTTCTTTTTGTAGTTCTTTTACTAATTCTTCATAAAGCATTAAACGTCAGGGCCTTTTTGAATTAACTGCATTAGAAGATTAGACGTTACCTTGGCATCTTCTAGCTCATTACTTTCCTGAGCCTTGAGTAGATCACCCAGTAACTTCATTGCTTCGATGGCACGTTTGTTGCTACGATCTTCTTCTTTCTGTGATGCAGTTAACTGAGCCTGTGCTCCTGCTTTCTGTGCATCAATGATAATCTTCTGCTCCTTGAGGTCAAGGTCACGGTTTTTAAGTGTGGCATCAACCTGAGCCTTGGCTGCCTGAGTCTGATTCTTCTGCTGCTCAACTTGAATACGTTGTCCCTCAAGAGCCACCATCTGTTGTTCAGGAGACTGAGGTCCTTGCTGCATCATCTGCTGGTGCATCTGAGTTAACTGCTGTGCAGCTTGCATTTGTATCATGGCTTCTGGCTCAGGCATCTGTGACAACTGTTGTTGTACCTGCATAGCCATCATTGGGTTCTGAGCTACAGCCTGTTGACCTTGTTGTATCATACCCTGTAGTTGTTCTTCATACTTCTGCATCATGTGCTCAGAGATGTTGGCCTGTAGAGCTGGACCTAGTTTAGCCATAGCTGGATTCTTAGCATTCACTGGGTCTGACAAGAAGGCCATCTTGACACCAATGTGTGCATCGTGGTTCTGTCCCATAAAGGCTTTAATAGGTTTACCTTCTGAAGCTGCCTTGATGTCTGATATAGGGTCAAGTGGCACTGCTTCCTTTTTACGTGGCATTAGACGGTCTACATCAGGTACGTTAGCTGCTGTTAGTAGCATACGGTTGATTGCTTCCATGTCAAACATTCCAGGAGGTGAACCTGCTGCAACCTGTTGTACCATCTGTATAAGCATCATACGTTGTGCATTGGATGGAATGTTGGGGTCAGATACGGGAAGTACATCTACACGACCATCAAAGTCTTGCTTGAAGATATTTTCATCTGCATTGGGAAGTTCATATGGGTACTCATCTGGAAGGTACTCATAGTCAATACGTGCCAGAATCTTAAACTCGTCACGTTGTGCCTTGTGTATTCGTTTGTGGATTGCAGAGAAGAACTTACTTGAAGCTTCCAACAAAGCCATTGTAGTTCCCACTGGACCATATCCACCACTGTCTGAGATTACCTGCTCTGTGCTGTCAGCAAACTTCTGACCTGCACCAGCTACAAATGTTAGCATATTAAATAGTGTCTGTGAAGGCTCCTTAAATGGCAAAGGCACAATTGCCTTTGACAGGTCTATACCAGTGGCCTCTACCTCTTTAAACTCACCTGGAGCAATTGGATCGTTGTCACCTACAATACGTACACCCTTAGCCTTAAAGCCACCTGGAAGGTTAGCAAACTGACCTGCATCAAGTAGTGACCTCATAGCTGCCGTGGCTGACATAGTTAGGTTGCCTAAGAAGTGAATAAGACCTAGACCATAGAAACCAAATCCAGGAACATAACGATAGTGAGTAAAGTGCATTTTCTTTTCGTACTTCTTGTCA